AAAGCCAACAATAATATTCTTCAAAGACTCGAAACCTTCTTCTATTGATCCAATTGCTTTCAGAAATTCACTACTCACTTTATCCCAATTCTTCCAGAGCAATACACCGACAGCGACAAGAGCAACGATGACTCCAATCAGAATCCAAATAGGAGCTGTGATAGTAGCCAGAGCACCGCCAATAGCAACAAGAGCCCCTTGAAGCCATGTCAATATGCCGAGACTAGCAATAGCAGAACTGAGACCGCCAAAAAGACTGATCAAGGGACCAACAACAAATATAATCGTTCTCAATGCAAGACCAAGACCACCAATAGCCGCACCGATACCGAGAGCACCTGTGATTATTTTCGGATTAGTTTCAGCAAATTTTGAAAAAGATTCGATCATTGGCTTCACTCTATCAATAGTCGCATTGATCTGAGGCAACAAAGAACTTCCGAGAGTTATGCCAATATCATTGATGTTGTTTCTCATGATCTTCATCTGTGAAGCAGTTGTCGCAAATCTCTTCTCTGCTTCTGTAGTGAGAGCATTATTTTCTTTCCATGCTTGAGTACCCTTCTCTACAGAGTCAATCACAAGCTTTCCTGCATTTGCAAGAGACAAGAATGATCGAATCAATCGCTGATCTTGAAGCCCCAAGTCTTCAAGCACAGTGATCGCATCATCACCTGCATCACCCAGACCCATGACAAAATTATTGAATCTTTCCACAGCAGAAAGATCTTTGAAAGTTTCTACTGTGAGCCCTGCTGTTTTTGCAAATACAGCAAGATCTTCATTGTTCTGAGTGACTGCTGTGTTCATTGCAATAAGCACTTTCTGTACTGCTGTTCCGCCTGCTTCAGCTTCAACACCAACAGAAGACATAGCGGCTCCGATACCAAAGATCTCATCTGTTGTAAGTCCTGCAATCTTTCCTGCTCCTGCGATTCTATTTGCAAAGTTGACAATCTCTGCTTCAGTAGTTGCGAAATTGTTTCCAAGATCTACGACTACAGAAGCCATGCGATCAACATTCTCAATAGGCTCTTGCATAATATTTGCAATACGAGCGAAAGATGTTGCGGCTTCTTCTCCTGTCAAATTTGTAGTAACTCCTACTTTTGCAATGACATCCATGAACTTTGTGAGATTGTCTACACCACGAACACCGAGCTGTCCTGCGAGTTCACCGATTCGAGAGAGTTCGACAGCAGAAGCCGGAGTTTCTTTTGCAATTTGTCTTATATTTTTTGTGAGCTGTGCAAATTCAGCCTCAGAAGCATCGACTGTTTTTCGTACCCCTGCAAATGCTGATTCAAAATCAATGGCTGCTTTTGCAGAGAAAGCGAGAGCCGCTGTGGGAGCAACACCGATCTTGATCATATCATCTGCAAGACCTTTGAATTTATCAGAAACACTTTTTACATTTTTCCCGACTTGTTCAAAAGTTCTTGATGCATTGTCTATCGCTGAAATGATCACCTCAACTGGTAGTTGTGTTGCCATTATTTTTTGTTCTGCATTTGTAACTGCTTATTCTTCATGTTTTCAATCATCAAAGAAAGCTGAATGATCTCGATAGGCTCATCAAGTATCTGCTGATAAGAAAGACCAAAGATCTTTCTGTAATCGTGTTGCATCAGCTCGATTCTTGCATCTGCATACTCTGGCGGAAGAGGCTCGACAGGATCATCGGACACGACTCCCGAGATCAAATCCCATAGAGCCTCTTCTATTTTTTTGCTTCAGATCCTTCAACCAGTTGATTGATGACCTTTGCCAGAATGTCAATCGGCATTTCTTCAAGATCAGTAACCTCAAGATCAACAACAGACTTACCGTCAAATGACTTTCCTGATTTGAAATTCTGTTTCAGAATATCAAATACAGCAAGCGTCATCTCGCTCTCATCTTTTGATGATCTCAATTTAATGATTTCTTTTACATCTCGATAGGACATTGAATTGAATGCAAGATAGCATTCTTTCCACTGCTCGCCGAGATATTCAAGACTGATTCTCTTTTCAAGATTAAATTTACTCATGATAGATAATTAACTTAATAACTTGTCTTTCCATTTCTTAATGAGCATGTCGTGATTATGTCTTGACTGTTTGTCAAGTCATAATGCGCTTTGAAGTTGATTGTTTGCTTCATGATGTCCTCAAGAGAACGATCAGGCTCAAACCCATCAAAGCTCACACGAGGCAACTCAATTCTCAAACGAGGATTATTCGTATTCAATGAAACATCAGGATTGATGATATCAATACGCATTGCTTTCTTGCTGTTGTCGAGCATATAGTTTCTGTATGCTTGACTTTCAAGAGTGAGATTCAATGACCCTTCAACTGAGAATTGTTTGTTCAATACATCAATAGGCTCTTCTGAACCAAGTACTGAATCTCGTTCCGCATTCTTGTTGATAGTCAATGTCAAACTCTTCAGTTCGAGAACTGAAGCCGCATCAAGACCCGCAAGATTTGCGGCAATCTTCACCTGAACACCCTTCTTTGTGAACAAATTCTCTACTGAAGGAGTTGCAGTTGCAGTCGTATTCACGCCAACTTTTGAGATGAACCCTGCTGTGTACTTCACAAGACCACCAAGCTCAGCAGTTATTTCAAGACTATTGATCATTGCAAGCTTCAACATTTCTGACTGAATACCATCAATGACGGTAAGTGTCAGAGACTTGTGCTGATTTGTGTTTGCAAGTGTGAAATCATGAACGAACTCACCACTTGAACCACTTGAACTAGGTGACGCACCGATCAAACTTGCGAGAATATATGCAAATGTTTGATCTCTCAAAGGAGCTTCGATCTCTCCCTCTGCATACTTTTCCTCAATAAGTCGATCTTCTGTATCAGCAATCTGACCCAGAGCATTTTCAACGAGAATACTGTCAACTTTAGGCATCAATGTGAGCCCAGCAAATGGGATCGCCATTGCAGGAGCAACACCAACACCACGAGAAGACTCCATCGCCACACCGAGTTTGACTCTTCGACCGATTATCTTAGCCATAATTTATTTTTCACCCCCTTTAATTTGTAATTAGTAAAATTGTACCACTTTCTCAAGTCACATCAAAGACAATGCGACATTCGAGATTGATCTGTGACACTATCGTATTCGTGTCAGGGATCAGTTCAACAGCAGAAGGAGCAGGTCTCACGCTGACCATCTGTTTTCCTGCGGGTAAACTGATACCTGAAAGTGTCTCATCTTGATCGAATTTATCAATGATCTGATCGACAATGCTTCGAGTCACTCGATATGCTTCTTTGAGCTGTGCTTGTCCTGTGACATTGTTTCCATTTGCATCTTTCTGAATTGCACTTATATCGACAAACAGATGTATTTGAAAAGCGTATGTTCGAATATTTTCAGCGGTAGTCTCATAATCTGAAGAATTGCCGGAAGGGAAAACAGTGACAGCAGGATAACCAGAGAATTCACCAAAAGGATGATCATACACAACTTGAATATCTGTGATCGTATCGATGATATCGACAATTTTTTGATTCAAGACTTGCATTGACATATATTCATTTTAACTGATTGATGGCACTTTGAACAGACTCTCTCATGATTCTTCGACCGTAGTCTTCAGACTTTTCAGCACCTATTTTCATGTACGGCTTACCACCTGCGGGAGTTCGAGCTACACCACGACCCTTCAAAGTGACAAGACCGAATCTCGGATCGATTCTTCTACCCTCATGAATCCATGAAGCATAAGCTTTATGTGGAGCAACTCGCACAGTCAAGCCTCTACTTTGAATCGATGGATTAGTTTGGATAGTCGATCTCAATTGACCGGTATCAACAGGAGTCTCTCTCTTTGATTCGCCTTCTACTTTGTAGCCATATTGAAGAAGACCTTTCTGAATTTGAGGAATCAAGATGTTTGAAAATCCTCCGAACTTGACGATAAGATCATCGAAAAATCTGTTTGTTTCAACTTTAATTTGTATTGCCATTATGAAGCGTCCTCAATTCTTGTCACAAATATTTCAATGTGTGACTCAGTACCGAAAGTTAGCGCATAGACACTATTCACTTTGTAAGAGTCACCGTTCTTGATAGTGATTTGATCACCTTTTTGTATTGTGATATTCAGAAGATCGACATCGTTCTTATCGACATAAATCATGTAATCTTGACCGGCGACACCTTGATATCTTTCAAGATTTGCTCGAGATAGTTGCTGAAGAGAAGCATCAACTGTGGCAGTAGAACGAATGCGCTGTCTTGCAGTTCCAGTGATCTGAGTCCATTTTCTGATTATTGCTCTATCGATCAAGAATTCTCTCATACATATCGAATAAACTTATCAACAATTGATTGAAGATGATCGTTTTCTGAAATGATTCTGTCATAGACAATAGATCGATCTCCAAGCCTCAATTGCTTGATAGTTGTATCAGTTTTTCTCTTGAGATAGAAGATCTTTGACAACTCCCACACAAGAAGCTCAAGATCAGACAAGCCCACAAGATCAAGAGTTTTGTTTGCTGTATCGATGTCATATCCAGCCCAATAATTGACTTTGTAATTCTGGATACCCCTTGCAAAATGAAATTGAGCTCTGATAATACCCTCTTCATAGTCAACAAAATAATCTTCAGCATTGATTGTATCCCATGTATTCTGATTGATCGAAGAATCTCTCTCATACAAAATAACAGCAGGACTAGAAATGACAGGGTACTCTTTGAGGAGAATGATATTTGAATTTTCACCATCATGAAGCTCAGCAGTATAGTTTGTTTTCTTGAAGCGTCTTTGAGTCTTTCTTTCTACAAAATCAGTCACAGAGTTGATGATACTTTCGATGATAGCATCATCAGAAGAACCAGATATACCGGCATAGACTTTGAATCGAGCAACAGTTGTGAGAGCATATGCAACAAGTGACATGAATTATTTGTGAAATATCCTTTTCTTCTTTTTCAAGTGAAGAGTCGGATTTTTGTAACTGGACGACTCAATCATTTTGTTCTGATATACACCTCTCTCACGATGAAAGATCTCACCGACACCTTGATCAATTATGTCATGAGCAATGTTGCGAGTCACATCTTTCACAGATCCCTTTTTCCCGTACTTACTATCTTGAGTGAGTTTGATTTGAATCATTCTATTATGATAGAAAATTATAATCTTATCAGTAGAAGGCACAACTTAGTTGTACCCTCTCAGATAAGATAACGAAGGAGTTTATCTCCAGCTCGTTACTTTTCGGAAAGCTCGAAGCAGAGCCATTTTACCATCTAACCTCTCGGTTATTTTGATGGCAACTTGATCCTTTTCGAATGTTCCTGCGCCTTCTGTAGTCGTCTTTACAGACAACTGGCGACGATCTCCTACATAGTAGAATCTCATATCGCCGAAGACAATGTTGTTTCCAACATGATCAGTCTCAAAGACAGGTTTTCCTTTGAACTTCGGGAATTCACCGTCAGTCACAGGATTTGTCAAGAGATATTGACCATTACTATCTTTCTTAGCTGAAAGAGTTTCAAGAGCGGCACCAGCCATTAGCCATGCACCTTTCGCTCTGTGTGATTTTGGAGTTCTCCAATAGATAGAATTGAGTTTGTCAATACTTTCAGCGTTTCCGCCGGCTATTGAAGCAATCGAGTACTGCAAAATTCCTTTCGGCTGAGTCGTACCATTACCATTGATAAAGGTTCGATCCTCTTCATCGGTGACAGCTTGTGCAAAGCGATCTGTGATGAAATTTTGAACATCAATCATCGAATCTTCTACAAGTTCCGTTGAGAGATAGATCATAGCGTTGAGTTTTCGTGCAGTAAGTTGAACATTTCCAAAGTCTATTGAAGAAGTTGAGATCGAAGTGTTCTCAGAACCCCAGTACACATTGATATCAACCGCAAGTGCAGGAAGCTCTAGAGTTCGACTCTTCATAGGAAACACTGTCACCAATCTGCGCATATTGATATTATCTCTTTGCCATGCGACAATGTCAGCTTTGAATTCTTCAGGAACGAGATGACCTCCCTGTCCGTCAGTACCTTCAGCAAGAGCTTTGGTACGAACTTCGTCTTTTGAGACAAGAGCTTTGAAGAATTCAGCAATCTTTTCCTCTTTCGAGAGATCTGCCAATTTCCTTCCATTGAAGTCAACACCTTTGTACAAATCAGCCGCCTTGTTTTTTTTGTCCTCATCCTCTTCTTTCGAAGCTGAGATCGCATCAGAAACAGACTTTGAAATGGCATCAGTGAGTTTTGAGATCATGACATCAACTTCTTTCTCTTCAGAATCAGGTTCATCTGAGCTCTCTTCTTTCGAAGATAGCTTTGAGATGTTATCGTTCAACTGTTTTAGTAATTTCTTTGTTTCTTCGTCCATTTTGTTATTTTTTCACCTCCTTCCCCTCAGGAATATTAAGTCCCTTAGCAAGTATATTGAGAGCTTTTGCAAGTTTTGCTTTCTTGCTATAGATTTTTACTTTTCTACTCTCGATCTTTTTTTTCTCTTCTTTTGTTTTACCTTCTGCGACTTTCATCATTGCTTGAACAAAATGTTCACGCTCAGGAGCAATGCGAGAAAAAGTCTTATCATAAATTTCAGCAAGCTTCACATGAATAGTTTTCCATTGTTCAATTGACAGCTCTTCGCCCTTGACACCCATCAAATTGATCATTGACTGCTTGACTTTGTCAAAATCATAGTTGCCCTTTTCACTCTTCAGGCTCTCAAGATAGAAGATAGACTTCTCATCTTGCAAAGGACAAACAACACCTTTTTCTTCAGAGTGAATCTTGCACAATTCTTCTTTTGTTTTTGTGGGTATATGAATGCCTTTGCTCCACTCAGACCATGATTTTGAATAGTTGAGTTTGTCATTGACATCTCTCTGAACAAGTGCTTCAGGATTTGCAGGAACATTCACAGCAGAAAACTCAAGAGCTTCTTTCTTTGTAATGACATATCCATACTCTTCTTTTCTTTCTTCATATTCTCGAGCAATAAACCCGATTGAAAAAGCATTCAAGAACTTTCTTTGAAACTTTGAAAATATCATTCGAGCAAATTCATCTTCCATATCAAATTGAGGAGTGAAAAGCCACTTATTTCCGACTTGACGAATACTCAAAATTCTTCCGATAGAAGGTCGATTCTCATCAAAGCCCGAGTTGTGTGACCAGAGCATGACAGGATTCTTTTCGAATGCAGTAAAATCCCAACCATCAGCAGTAAGGATATCATTACCACGATCAACAACTGAAGAAGTAATCACACACTCACCGAGAATACCGGATTCACCAGCATCCTTGCTGATTTCATTAACGAAAGCTTTCACGAATATAGGCTGTGAAGAATCGATTTTTTTCTTATCCATATAATTATTGTACCAAATTAGTAAATGCAATGGGATGATCACTCATTCTCATTGAGCTTTTTATTGAACCATTCGACAGCCGCTAGAAAATATGCGATCTCAGGGTCAAGATCTTTTTTCAACTCAATATATCTCTCTCTGATTGTTTCTGCTTTTGACATATTATTTTTTGACAGTGCCAACGATTAACTCGACTTTCTTTGCTCCGAGATTCTTCAGTGCTTCAATTCTATGAGCACCATCAAGAATATCTTTCTCGCTACCAGTTGAGACAGCCATGAGAGGAGGAAATTTGTCACCCGATTCAAAATTCTGCATGAATTGCTTGACCTTGTCTGCTTCACCTGCAATATGCACATTGATTTTGTCGATATCATATGTTCGAACTTTCCAGTTGAAATTGTCTGTGAAGTCTTTGAAATCACTGAACTGACTCTCGAACTTGTCTTTCACTTTCGCATTGATTTCATTTTGAGTGACTCCTTCATATCCGGTCCAGTTAAAAGCATCATGCACTCTCTGAGAATTTGCAAAACCATCTTCTTCATCACCTTTGAGTATGGGTACAACAGTACATCTACAATTCGGATGTAATGGCGGAGCCTCGACATCATCATAATCGAGATTCAAAACACCGCCACTCAATCCGATAAGCTTTTCACCTTTGTCAAAGAACGATTCATTCAGATTCTTTTGACTATACTTTTGTTCCATTGCAAGACAAAATTCACAAGTTCTCTCATCTAGTGCAACAAGCCATTCTTTACCGACAACAACACCGCTTTGTCGATATGCTTGCAGTGTTCCATAATTTGAAGCTCTGAGTGTTTCAGTTCGTGCAATAGAGAATGATCGAGCAGTCGTGAAGTTATCATATACAGAATTGACTCTTCGAGCGAGAGAAGCGATACCTTCACCTTCTGCTATACCTTGCTCAAGAGTCTTCACAAGACTTTCTCGAGTCGTGCTGTTCATAGATCGAACAAACTTTGAAGAAGAACTGTGAAGATAGTCTTTGATATTTGCATCAACACTGAAGTTGTCTTGAGATAGATTCATGAAGTCAAGAGCTTGAGAACCTTGTTGAATGATGTACGACATAATCTCAGGCTCTACATCTGCAATGATTCTCTTTGTCTCTTCTATGATATTAAATATCTCAGAGTCAGCAATCTTCACTCGAGCAATAGACTTTGTTTCAGGGTCTTTGATTTTCTCTGACTTCTCAGCGATAGATTCGAGACTGTCAACAACAAGAGATCTTTGCTGTTCTACTGTTGATATAAGAACTTCTTGAAGTCTTCTTTCAAATACTTCAGTCTTTGCGATGAATTGTTTCCAGAATGCTTCTTTCATGTCAGTAGATATCTCACTTTTGAACATATCATTGTCCTTCTTTGTGAGCTTTGCTTTTTTGCTCATGAGAAGATACATCATCTTCTTTATTTCAGGACTAATTTTCTCTCTGATCTTCTGTGCAAGAATTTCACCCTTTGTGCGAGTATGCCTGACAATGACACCTCTATCGAGAGTCTTTCGAGTCGTCTTCTTGAGCTTAGTGTGCAAATATTGCACACTCTTTTGAGCATCTTCATCATCTTCAGAGTCATCGACAAGATCAGCATCAGATTCGCCGGGAGTTTCATTCGTAGTAGCAAATGACAATCTTATTCTATCGCCACCCTCGATCTCATCATATCCGATAACTGCTCTTCGTTCATTGATTGTCAAAATATCAGAAGCATCGACAACAAGCTTCAAGTCAAGCTCAATATTCTGAGGTGAAGGATCTTTGAAACCAAGATAGTACTGATCACCCCACTCAGGAGTGATGAGAAACTCATTCAATGTAGCAACAAGCTTTGTCATCTTCGGCTTGATGACATTCTCCATGAATACGCTCTTGTGCTCCATGGCACTAGCTCTGTTGACATCATCTGAGATAGCAACAAGAGACTTCGGTACTTGAAAGATCGACAATATCTCATCACGAGAGAATCTTCGAGCTTCTACAAATTCCATGTCTCTCATTGATTGCTTAAATGCTTGATCCATCTTCAGACCACCACCAAGAAGCTCAAACATGTGTGCTTTGTTGACACCTCGAAACTTACTTTCGAAGTCTGCTTTGATTCTTTTTATCTGTTTCTCTGAGAGCTTTTGATCTGTGGTCAAAACAATTGATGGAAGAGCATTATTGAAGAAGAAGTTTCTATTCCATTTTTTAGCATAGAGATCAGTGTCATATGCATAATCAGCCGCTTGAAGCGTACCAAGACCTCTGAAAAAGTTCGTTGGATTCGGCTCTTTGTGATGAATGATCTCATCTACTGCAAACACTTGAGAAGTTCGTGAACCCGGTATTTTGTAACTGTAACCCCCGATGAATTCGCCTCTTCTTTTCGGAGGGAGTATCGATATCCAGTCAGGGCGAAGTTGCCACAGTTCTCGAGTTTTGCCATTGACTTTGTACTTATACCAGAATGATTCACCCAGAAGCTCTTGAAATGTTGCGCATGTTTCTATGAATCCGAAGCGAGTTTCGAAGTTATTGACTCTATCAAGAAGATCAAGAATCTCATGACTTGCTACTTCTTCAATATCTCCGTTCTTTGATCTTTTGTACAAAACAAATTCAATACTTGCGACCTCTTGAGCGATTGTCTTCACACATCGATAGACCCAGCCAGTCATTGCACCGAGATAGTCAGATGCTTTCTTTGCGGGAGGCTCAGCAAGCTCATAAGTAGAGAAGTTCACCGACTGTTCAGGGGCATCCTTTTTGCTGTTAGATAGAGAAAGAGTCACAGTTTCAGGCTGTGAGTCTGGGGATTTGAAAAGATTTCTTATAGTATCAAGAAGACTCATATATTTATTGTACCAAATTATCCAACAGTCGGTAAAGATTCAACTTCATGCTGAAGAGCAAGACAAGTAGTCCAGAAGGACTCGCCATGCCCTGACTCATTCTCTATCGTATCAAGATCATTTTGAACAGCAAGCATCGTACTCTTTGATCTTTGATCATCAAGCATCTTCATCTGTTTTCTCTGGACCTTCTGATCAAACAATGTCGATAGAGCTTTTCTCTTCTTTGACGACAAAACAACAGGTATACATTCATACGGAACAACATTCTTTTCAACGAGAGCTTCGAGTTCGCCTCTCGTATTATCATAGTATACCTGATCTATTTCAAGACTTTCAATAGCTTCTGCAACATAATCGAGCTGATCACCATAGTCAATATGATCGAACCATTTGAAATGAATCTCTGACCAGTTCTCACCCTCTACTTCAAAGACTGAGAATCGAGCAGGATGAACTTTCTTTCCGAGATCCCATGCACCAACAATATCCTTTTGCTCAAATTTATCTCTTTCTTGCTTTGTTTTGAAAGACCATGCTCTGTTGTGAGGTCTATTGAATACAAGACACATAAAAGCATCAGTCTCTTCTTGACTGAAGAAAGAGTTGACTTCATATGCAGGTTGACATAAGTATTCTTGAGCAAAGATCTTCTTTCCCCTCTCATTCTCTCGAGCCATAAGTTCATCCCAGTCTCTCCATTCTTTCCAAAGAACATCTTTCTTGACTCTGCTTGTGAATGCGGGCAATATATCAACATGAAATCTCTTTGTGAATGCTGAATTGAAGAAGAAGTCCTCTTTTGTCTGAGGCGTACCCACGACATGAAGAAAAGCAGGAGGATCAACATTCGTGTTCGGGATATCAAGTATCTGAGTTCTCATGATATTATTGATCTTTCTCACTTTTAAAGGATCGATCTTCTTGTCAGGATCTTGAAAAGGATCATCGACATATACACCACCATTTGCATGAAGACCTCGCTTGAACTTCAAAAGTCCTTGCGGCTCCATTGTGAAGAAGTGCTGATCATCCCATGAGTATTTGATGACACCATCAGCTTGAGATTTCCAGTCTCGAAGATTCTCAAAATATGAATTGACAGCAATCAAACTCTTGATCTTTCCGATGTGATATGAAGACATATCGCCGGTATATGAGAAGTACTGATATTCTTTGTCGTACTGAGAATCTGCATGTTTTATCAACTGCCACATGAAATGAGCATATAGTGAAGCTGATTTGAAGTGATCTTTTGCTGAGACACGAAGAGTTTTGTCGTAATTCTGAAGATTGACTGAAACATTTTTGACATGCTGACCTGAGATGAATTTCTCAAATGAGAGAGAGAATATGTTCTCTACAAAGTATGGGAAATCATTGATCGATTTCTGTATCGTCTGAAGTTGTTGCGCTGTCAGTGTCTTCATGTTTTGTTTTCATCATTTTAACGATATCACCCATTGTTATACTAGCATCACCGAGCTTTCTTCTGAAAAGACCAGCATCAAACTTCCAGTTCATAATCTTTGCTCTTGTTTCAACGAGTGCTCGAGCGGCTGTCACTTTGTTCTTTGCTGAAGTGTCTTTGTCTGTAATAAGCTTCCACATTTCACGAACTATCTCAGAGTATTCGTGATTGAGCCCTTGGAGTGCTTCTTCAACTGTTTCAGACTTCATCTTCTCAATCTCTGCTCTCATTTCTTCATTGTATTCATTTCTCACTTCTTTCAAAAGATCAACTGCATATTGCTGACTGATCTTCAGAAGCTCCATAGTCTGAGCGATTGTCAAAGCGGGCTCTCTTATAAGAGCTCTTTTGAGTGTCAATCTGAATTGCTGTCTTTTCTCTTCGGGATATGCTGTCATTTTGCTACTATTCACTGTTAACTTCTGACTACATTATAATGTATCGATTTCATGACATTATGATGAGAGCTTTACAATAAGCTATTTATTCTTTGAGCGACTGGGTCAGACTTGAACTGCCATTTCTCGAATGGAATCCGAGTGTGATACCATTTCACTACAGTCGCATTGTAAACAAATGCTTCAATTGCTCAGGAGCTCTTCTCATTCTGCTTCTGAGTCTCTCAGGAACATTGCTTATTCCCCCATACTTTGAATTGATTGTTCTTGCATGGATCAATTTTCCATAGATGAGCCAATACTGACCCGATCCCGATGCTCTTCTTTCTCCGACATAGTTCCAGTTTCCTGCTTTGTATATTATTCCTTTATGTCCTTGATTTGTCTCATCTGCATAACTGAAAACGAGCTGAATACCCGGATTATTTTTCTTCAAAATCTTCAAAGCAATGCTTATGATTCTTGTAACAGATGTTTCATGCTCTTTCAAAGCAACTCTCACAAGTTCACAACATTCATTCTGCTTAAGACCAAAACTCTTTGCAGAATTATTGTTTGCGCCTCTTCCAAATATTACTGCACCGATAAACTGTTCATCTTCCCAGACCCCGATCTTGACGAGCTTTCCTGCGGGCATTGAATGAGAATAATGCCAATTCTCAACTGCATATCTTGCTGAATGAAAAGAACAAAAATCAAGTCTTAGCTGAGCCATCTTCTCCACTACTAAACTCATGACCGCACTTCGGACATGTGACGAGATATTTCTTTTTGTCGAATTTATCAAGTCGATTTTCATCTTCAAAAGGCTGTGGCTCAAAATCAACAAATATTGAATCAAGCTCTGATTCGCTAAATCCGACTTGAGATAACTGATCTTCTGTGAAAAAACTTCTCAAAAGATCATTGTCAAACTTCACTTGATTCTTTGTGAATCTCAAATTCAACTCTCGCTCTCTTTCAAGAGAATCAATTCGAACATAACAGACAGGAACTTTCTCGAGATGGAAATCTTCAAGAGCGATGATGTATCTTTGATGACCATCGATATTGACAATCAAAGGCTGAGCAAAACCAAACTTCTCAATCGATTCATGAATCTCTTTTCTTTCACGATCATTCATTCTTTTTGGATTGTATTCAGCAGGTTTCAATTCACTGATTGAAACATACTCGATTGTAAGATCACTCATACTTCTTTTGTGTTTGTAATCGCATCTTGTATCGCTCTCTGAATCGTGAACTTTATCACCCACGCAATACCACCGGTCAGAATGATAATCGATAACCAAATAAGTTCATCAAGAACATTTTTAAC